TGACAGCGGTTTATTTTCAGAAGCTCCCATAATGGAAATTGTTCTTCTTTATTAGCTTTTTAAGCGATGAAGAGAAATTCTTGTTTACACCCCTGCTATCCATTCCTTTGGCAATCTTGATTACCTGCTTCATGGAATCTTGGTGTTGTAGATTATAGCAGTAATCGGAGTGTTTTTCTATTTCTTCTTTGCTCATTTCCCCAAAGTCGTTTTTCTGTGGAGGAACAAAGTAAACCTTGTCAAAGTCAATAGACTCAACCAATTTAAAAATAGATTTAATTGCGCCCTCAAAGCCTCGATTGACCGACGACGACTGATCGTTATTAAACGATACGAAAACCTTTTTTAGTGGGAGTGAAGAGAGCCTTGAAATAAATGTAGGGGATATGTTCAATCCAAAAGAAACTAAAACATTTTTTACTCCATTGTCATAAAGAGACAGGCAATCACCCACTGACTCGACAATATGCACAGACTCTTTCTCTGTGATAGCTTCTTGGACCTTCTTTATATTATAATAAGGAAAAAGCCAACCAGAGGACTTGCCCATGTGTAACCACTTGGGCCTATCATCATCTGTAACCTTTCTGCCCGAGAAGCCGTGAATGCGACCATCCTTCCTAAATATAGGAAAGATCACACGCTGATACATCTTGCCTGACATAGCTAACCCACACTGAAAATCTTCAAGGGTTTCCTTACTAATCCCCTTACTTAAATAAAAATCATGGTGCGGTAACAGCTTGTTTAGAGATTTTACGGAATATGTTTTCTCTTCTCTCAATAGGTGTTTTTGTTTTATTCTTACCCCTACGTTTACACCGTTATCCTTTAGGTAGTGCTTTACTGCATTGGGGTCATTTGTATTCAAGGTCTTCTGAAGTAATGCCTCAAAGGGCATAAACTGAGAATCTTCCACATAGTCTTTCCATACTCCAGTATCCTTGTAGATCTGAAGGGCTGTAGAGTTGTCACCAGACCTATATACTGCGTTTGTTCTCCAGTATGAGCCGTGATCCTTGAGCCTATACCCAAGGTTTTCTAAAACCTCCTTATAATCCATTACGCCCTAAGGTTGATTGGTATTTCTTCAGAGTCGTTGGTATTAACCTCAATACCCTCTGAGTTAAAGGCATCTACTACATCTTGCAAATCCCCCCGCTCAGTAATCCTGAAGTTTTCTATATTTAAATTAATAAAATTCTGCTTCTTTGTGCCGTCTGGCATTTCCACTGGGTGGATTGCTCTGAGTGCGCTCTTGCCCAAGTGTCTCGACTTGAGGTTAATTAGTTTGTGTGTCCCGAAGTTCGCGCCCTCTTCGTGTATTTCGTCTGCTACCTTTCTCCTAAGAAGGAACAGGTGTGAACAGAATTGCGTGATACCATCAGAAAGGGAGACAACACTTTCGTCGTCCACAATTGAACCAGCATTTCTATTGTTGGTTATCCCGAGTCTGTTGGATTGAACTGAGGTAATCATTGACACGCAAGGTTTACCATCAAAGGCCAAGTCACGGTGAATGGTTTGCTTAAACTTATGAACTAAGTAAGAGACTTGCTGCCATCCATCAACCTTGCCAATACTTCCAAAGTCACTCTTAATATAATCAAAGCTGAAGATAAGCGGATTCCCTCTTCCTATCTTGGAAAAGTAAAATCTTTTAAGCAATGAGCACATTTCATCAGGAGATAGGCCAGCCACATTCTCATAATAAAATTCCATGTTTTTTATTTTTGACCAAGCTGACCTAACTTTTTCTACAACCTCTTCCACTGACCAGTCTTTATATGCTGTTGTCCTCCATTTACCTGTCTGCAAAAGCCATACAGGGATACCTGTCATTGCGGAGCATTGTCTGAAAATAAGCTCCTCCTCGCTCATTTCTCCGTTATCAAAGTGAAGGACAGGAACGCCGTGTTCAGCCGATGCTTTTGTGGTGAAGTCCATACAAAAGTTGGTCTTACCTACCCCTGAACGAGCTACAATCACTGATATGTTTCCAGCCAAGAGTAGAGAGCCATACATCTCATTCATTCTAGGATGTGGGCCAAGCATTCCGAAATCCTCTACTGGATTGTTTCCTCTTTCCTCTACGACCTCCTCCATCATATCAAAGAGATTGACAGGTCCAGCTTCTGTCATCTCAAAATCTTTTATGTTTTTGTTATAGAGTTGATCTGATTGTTCTATAAGCTCCCCATATTTCAGGTTGGGGTCGGCACTTTTTACAAAGGAAGCGACCTTTTTGCAGCTACTGTATATTTCCCTACGGGCGGTATATTTTTTGAGTTCTCTGACAGAAGATATAAGAATTTTTTCTGTTATCTTATAGAAAGCTAAGGAATAGATGTATTCACCTATGTCAATGCTGTCGGGAAAGCTAGCCTTTAGTTGTTGTATTCTTTGGACCAGAATTGTCTCGTCAATATCTTCCGCGTTGTTGAGGGCATTTTTTAATAATTTAAATATTGAAACATTAACCTTTGAATCTTCAGAATAAAAATCACTCTCGTTTAAAAAGCTCGATACCTCCTCCCATTTATGCTGATGTTGCAGGAGGCCGCTAAGAACTTTCTTTTCTAGATCATAGGAAAATATCATAAGGTGAAGTCATCTTCTTTGTTAGTTGTCGCCATCTCTATTAGTTTACTCAAAGCCATTTGAACACAAGGATTTTCTGTCTTGCTTGTCATTGTCGGGCAACCGTCCTTATTTACATACAACAACAGAAAGCCTCTATTACCACCGTTAGCAGACCCAGTGGAGTCATAAATTTTATCTAAAAGTGATTGAGGTATTCCCTCACTATTGGATTCTTCTTGTATTTTCATTTTAAAAGCTTGAGTAGGCTGTCTGGATACTCATCAGAATCCAAGACATCAGACTCTAAAACTCTGATTAATTTTATTTGGTTAATCTCACAAAAGTATTCTTTCTTCTCGTCTCTTTTAAGCTGATAAAGAAAATTCTGCCTAGAGTTAGAGTGGAAAAATTTGTTATACCTGTAATGCTGGTTTCCGTCAACCTCCACCGCTATTTTTTGGGTAGAGTTATAAAAATCTAGGCTAAGTCTAGTCCCCGCAACAGGGAATTCTTCAAAAACCACATCGGCAAACCAATAATCCTTTAAGTGATCTTTTACGTTTTTTTGTATACCGCTTTTGCAGTCAGAGGACCAATTAATTAGATATTTACTGATGTTTTTGATTTTTCTTTCTCTTCCATTTGTGCATAAAAAAATCATTTACTTAAAATCTTATCTTTAATAAAGTCTATTAGGGCTAAAGTTGCGTCTTCGTTGTTCTCTAAGAAATCATATACCGCTTGGCTTCCCTGATAGGAGTCTTTAATCTCAATTTTCTTTCCTTTAAGGTAGTTTTTGATTTCATCATCAAGCTTAATCCAAGCGCCCGCTTTCTCTAGATAACCCCACATCAAGAGCATGTCAATCACTTCTCTCTCAACCCAAATTGATTTCCCGTTCATGCGCCCATGTTTGATTGGGTAGCTTACGGTTTGCCCTGTAGATTCATTTGTTGATTTAAGAATCAAAACCTTAGCATTGTGACCATAAATTTTATTATCTGGGGTTATTTGCTCAGTGGGTTTTTCTAGAATCTTATCCCCTTTATTTTGTTTTTTAAATTCTAAAATCCAATCGGGGTAATGAAGAATTGCATTGCCTCCACTGCTATTAGTTTGATTGTTAGGATCTTGTTTAGCGTATGGGTTTACATTAATACTGCTTCTTACTTGAGAAACCATGATACACATATGACCGAATTTACTCATACCCAGACTAATCCGCTTGAGGAAATCAGAAGTCATTAAAGCTCCTCCTGCTACCTTCCTAGCATCTGAAGAACCCTTTTCTAAATCTTCTTTTGTGATAAGACCATCCATGCTATCAACAATAATACAGAATTTTTCTTTGTCTGGATTATTGCGGAGAAGACCTCTTAGATAATCAACCATTGTGTCCATAACGTGGCACTCAAAAACCAAACAAGTTCCCGTCACCCACTCTGCTGGATCAGACACAAATTTAATTCCTGCTCGATCTTTTATGTCTGAACTAAGTCTGCCTTCTGCCATAACAAAAAGCCCCTTCGAATTTTCAACCGTCTTTAACATGTTGTGCATGACATGGAGGGCTTCATTTGTTTTACCTCCCTCGTTAGCCCCAATAAATCTATGCAAGCCAGCCCCGAATCCTCCTCCAAGAACGGAATCTAGAATCATTGAGCCGCTCGAAACAAGATATGGATCTGCGCCTTCCTCAAGGTTATAATGATACTCTTTATTGGACTTAAAGAAAGCTTCTGTATACTCTCTAGACCCGCTCCCGCTCTTCTCTTTTCTTTTACTCATTTAAAAAATCTCTTAATGTTTTCTTTTTTTTCTCCAGTATATCTTGTCCAGCTTTTACCTCCGTGTCAACAAATTTATCCTTCTCTGGGGGCTTATAATAAAATTCCTTATGTTTTTTACTTAAATATTCTCTTCCGTCTTGGGTTAAAAAATATTTAATAGTGCCTTTTAATTGGAAGGGGGGCTTTACCTTGCTTAAAAACTCTAGATCGTTATTAAACTGAGTAAAAATCTTTGTCACAGTGGACATTTCAAAAACGTAATTTATAGGCTTTAGACCGCCTAACATACGTTTTAAAAACTCTTTTCTCTCTTTAAAAAAGGGCTTGGGCTGCTTTTTGGCCTTCGCCAAAAACTCATGACCACAATCACAGATCTTAACTCTTGCTCCAAGCAGAGCATCGCAGGAAGGGCATGACTTTTTACCTCTCGGCATACAGCCAATATAAATGCACAACTGGCTAAGTCAATAGCTCTATGTCATGTTTTACCATTTTGTTGACTAGCTGAATAAAATTGGTTTTAGGATTCCACCCAAGGTCTTTTCGCGCTCTTGTAGAATCCCCTAAGAGCAGGTCTACTTCTGCGGGGCGGTAAAACTGAATATCGACTTCCATTAGTAAATCATTTCCGTGATAATATTTTGTTTCATCTTCAACCCCCTCCCATCGACACATTGATCTGTGAAAACCAGCAAAGTTAAAAGCCTCTTCCACAAACTCTCTAATTGTATGTGTCTCGTCCGAAGATAAAACATAATCTTCCACTTGTTCTCTATCTTGATTCAACATTAACCAAACACCGTTTATAAAATCCTCTGCGTCACTCCAGTCTCTTTTGGAATCCACGTTGCCTAATTTTAAAGGCTCAAAAGATTCTTGGTTTGCGTATTCCTGAGCTATGCGAGCGACATTTTGAGTAATTTTTCTGGTTACAAACTCAGTTCCTCTTCTTGTCCCTTCGTGATTAAAAAGCCAACCCTGAACGGCATACAAATCATATGAATCCCTGTATACTTTGACTAAGTGCCTCGCAGCGCACTTTGATGCTCCATATGGGCTTCTAGGGCGCAGGGGGTGTTGTTCTGATTGGGGCTGTGTAATTACATCCCCAAACTCTTCGGAACTTCCCGCGTTATAATATCTGCAATGGGGAGCGTGTTTTCTGATCGCCTCTAATTGATGGAGAACCGCCATACAATTGGTTTGCATGTGATTGACGGGCATTTTCCAGCTTGTCCCCACAAATGAGTTGGCGGCAAAGTTTATAAAATAGTCGGGCTTGTGTTCAGAAATAACTCTGTCAATGTTTTCAGCGTCTGTTACGTCCAAATCAATTAAAAAAAATCTCGGGTTGTCCAATAAGTGCTCGATGTTTTGATGGTTTTTAACACTGAGTCTTCGAACCCCGCCAACAATTGTGTGTTCCGTATTGTTGATTAGATAGTCTGCCATATGACTACCATCTTGACCAGTAACTCCTGTAATGATAATTTTTTTCATTTTGGTTTATTATACAAAAATTTCAAGGATTCTTCAACTTGTTGTAAATCTATATTTTCCATTGTGTCTGCCTGTATTGTTTTCTGCTCTTTGTTTTTTGGAGTCCAGTTCTTGCAGGATTGGGCTAAGGGATAGTAAGATAAGTCATAAAGACCAACCACAGGATGTGAGAAGGCAGAGGCCGCCCAAATCATACCTGTGTCGCAAGACACTAGTAATTTGCTCCGCAAAACCTTAATAACAGAGTCGCTGTAGTTTCCTTGGAAACACTCAACCCCCTCTATTTTTTCTTCTTCTGGGCCAGCTATTTGTATAACTTTTAAATT